CAGGGTCCCGGTGCGCTGCCGGAGCGCGCTCGCTCGGGCCTGCGGCAGGCGGAGGCCGAGGCCTGGGAAGCGCGCGCCCTGGAGATCTGGAACGACTGGGCGCAGAGCCCGGACTGCGACGTGACCCGGACCCAGACCTTCGCCGAACTGGAGGATATGGCCTATCGCTCGCCCCTGCTGAGCGGGGATGTCCTGTTCCTGCGCCGCTTCAAGGAGCGGCAGGGCCGGTTGCTGGGCACGTGCTTGCAGGCAGTCGAGGCCGACAGGCTGTCGAACCCGCACTGGGTGGCGGATTCGGAACGTCTGGCCGGCGGGATCGAGCTGGATGCGGATGGCGCGCCGCTGGCCTACCATGTGGCGAACCGCCATGCCATCGATCGGCACCGCGCCGGCGCGACCACGTGGCGGCGCTTGCCCGCCTTCGATGCGGCTGGCGGCCGGCAGGTCCTGCATATTCACGGCGTGCGGTGGCGGCCCGACATGACGCGGTATGCACCGCTTCTGGCCCCGGTGATCGAGTCGCTGAAACAACGGTCGCGATATTCCGAGGCCGAACTGATGGCCGCGGTGGTGAGCGCCTGTTTCGCCATCGGGATGCGATCGGATGACGGTGATCTCGGGGCGGGCCTCGCATCCGGTTCCGCGCAGCCTTCCGGCACATCGAACACCGGAAACGCGATCGAGATCACCGAACCGGGGCAGGTGTTCGACCTGATGCCGGGCGAGGAAGTGAGCAGCTTCCAACCTGGCCGGCCAAACCCGCAATTCGCGCCGTTCATCGACGCAATTGCGCAGGAGGTTGGCGCAGGCACCGATCTGCCGCACGAGCTGCTGATCAAGAAGTTCTCGGCCAGCTACTCGGCCAGCCGGGCAGCCATGGAAATGGCATGGCAGTTCTTCCGGACGGATCGCGCACGCCATGTGACGCAATTCTGTCGCCCGTCCTACGAGGCGGTGATGACCGAAGCGGTGGCCCGGGGCCTTCTGCAGGCGCCCGGATTCTTCACCGATCCGCTGCGCCGCCGTGCCTGGCTGCATGCCGACTGGATGGGACCGGCGCGCCCGACGATCGATCCGACGAAGGATGCCCAGGCGGACGAGGCCTACCTCGCCATGGGCGCTACGTCGCTGACCCGGATCACGGCCGAGCGCTTCGGAACGGATCAACGGGTGGTTCGCCGCCGCCGGCAGCAAGACGGCAGCGAGGACTTCACCCGCCGCAACACCACCACCGGGGCAGAACCCAGGGACGACGCCCAGGACGATGAAACGGAGACCGACGAATGATGAAACCCGATCTGGTCCAAATCGCCCAGCGTGCGTTCAATACGCCGCTGCTGATCGCGCCTGCAAAGGCGGCTGTGATTGCCCAGCACCTCGGCCCCCGGTTTCTGGGTCAGGCTTCCGATCTTCCGGTCCAGATCGATGGCTGGACAGGCCAGATCAGCGAAGAGCACCGCGCACCGAAGGCCGGCACGCTTCTGGGCGACGAAGTTCACCAAGTTGCGCGTCGTCGGCAGGCCTATTCCGTGGTTCAGGGTGTTGCGGTCATTCCAATCGTGGGCTCACTGGTTCGGCGCGGATCCTACATCGGCGCAAGTTCGGGCGTCACCAGTTACGAGGGTATCAGCGCACAGCTGCGCGCCGCTGCGGAGGATGATGAGGTCCGGGTGATTGCCCTGGAAATCGACAGCTTCGGTGGTGAGGCGGCTGGGATATTCGACCTTGGTGCCCAGATCAGGCGCGTGCGGGAAATCAAACCCGTCCGCGCCTTCGTGGCGGACTACGCCCTGTCGGCTGGCTACGCGATCGCCAGCCAGGCCGACCACATCACGGTGCCACCGTTCGGAGAAGCCGGATCGGTCGGTGTCGTCTGCATGCATGCGGATTACGAGGGCTACCTGGAGAAGGAGGGCATCCGCATCACGCTGGTGCACTCAGGCGCCCGCAAGGTCGATGGCAACCCGTTCGAGGCCCTGCCGGCGGGCACGCGCGAACGGCTGCAAGCTGAAGGCGACGACATGTGGCGCGCGTTCGCGGCGATGGTTGAAGAGGGCCGTCGCGGGCGCGTCACGGCGCAGCAGGCGCTGGATACCGAGGCGGACGTGTTCCGTGGTCAGGCGGCCGTTGGTGTCGGATTCGCGGACGCCGTTGCAGAGGCCCGAACCGCCTTTGCCGCGCTCCTGGCCGAGGTCAATCCGGCGATCACGCCTGTCGGCGGCCGATCCGCCGCGATGGCGGCGCAACCTGTTGTCGCCCAGGCAGATCAACCCATCGTCGCGGGGCTGGCGGCCCGCGATGCCATTCCCGCGGATCCCGCCCCCGCAGCAACCAAGGAGGAACCCATGGACTGGGATTCCCTGACGACGGCCGAGCTGCGTGAGCACCGGGCCGACATCGTGTCGGACATCGAGGCATCTGCCTCGGCCGGCGCAGATCAGCGGGTGCAGGAAGCTTTGGCTTCGGAGCGTACCCGTATCGCCGAGATCGACGCCATCGCCGTGGCGGGCCATGAAAGCCTGGTGGCAGCCGCCAAGGCCGACGGCCGTTCGGCGGCTGAGCTCGCGCTGGAAATGGTCAAGGCCGACAAGGCCGCTGGCGCGGGCCATCTGACGCAGCTGCGGCAGGCGGACGCCTCGGCAGCAGTGCCGGCCGCGCCGCAAACCCCGGTCGAGACCACCGCCCTGTCCGGCACGCCGGAAGAGCAGGCAGCCGATGCCTGGGACAAGAGCGCGGTCCTGCGCGCCGAGTTCGGCAACAGCAAGGAGGCCTACCTCGCCTTTGCGAAGGCAGAAGCTTCCGGCCGTGCGCGCATCCTGCGCAAGGCGTCCTGAACCCGCATCCTGAAGGAGACAGTGCATGGCAACTTTGGCCGTCGATACGCCGCGGGCGTACCAGCTGGGCGATCATGAGGAATATCCCGTGATCGCGAGCGACATCATCTACGAGGGCGCCGCTGTCGGCGAGAATGGCTCGGGCTATTCCCGGCCGCTGCAGGCAGGCGATGCTTTTCAGGGCTTCTGTCTTGAGCAGGTCGACAACTCGTCCGGTTCGGCCGGCGACAAACGGGTGCGCGTTCTGACGCGCGGCCGTGTCCAGGTGGCGATCTCGGCGCTGGCGATCACCGCCAACGACCGGGCACCCGTCTACGCCTCGGACGACAACACCTTCACCCTGACGCGCGGGTCGAACAGCTTCATCGGCACGGTCAGCCGGTGGGTTTCGACCGGCGCCGCAATTGTCGAATTCGACGCCCAGCTGGGGCCGGTGCATGAAAGCGCCGTGACCCTCGGCACCGCGTAAGGAGTACGCAACATGTCCGCGAACAAGGGACTTTCGTCGCGCGCCATCATCGGCACGTTCTACCAGCGCCTCGAGGTGATGCAGCAGGCCTCCTGGGTCGGCGATCTTGGGATGTATTTCTCGACCGACCAGGAATCCGAGACCTACAAGTGGCTCGGCATGGCCCCGGCAATGCGGGAATGGATCGGTGGCCGTCACGCCAAGGGCTTCCGCGAAAATGGCATCACCATCGAGAACAAGCTCTACGAAGCCACGCTCGAGGTGCCGGTCGACTGGATGCGCCGTGACAAGACCGGCCAGATCATGGTCCGCGTCGATGAAATGGCGACCCGCGCCGTGACCCACTGGCAGTCGCTGCTGTCGTCGCTGATCATCGCCGGCGAGGCTTCGGTCTGCTATGACGGCCAGTTCTTCTTCGACACCGATCACGCCGAAGGCAGCAGCGGCACCCAGTCGAACGACATCACGGTGGACATCTCCGCCGTGGCGGCCGCCGTCCACGGGACCACGGCCCTGCCTTCGCCCGAGGAAATCCGGGCCATGGTCCTGTCGGGCGTGACGCAGATCCTCGGCTTCAAGGACGACCAGGGCGAGCCGATGAACGAGGTGGCACGGAGGTTCCATGTACAGGTCCCCACCGCATGGTTCCCGAATGCGGCCGCCGCGTTGCGAAACCCGGTGATGGGCGGTGGTGATACCAACGTCATGACCAATCTCGACGGCTACACCTTCTCGCTGTCGGTGAACCCGCGCCTGACCTGGACGGACAAGCTGGCCGTGTTCCGGGCGGACGGGTCGGTTAAGCCGTTCATCCTGCAGGAAGAGCAGGGTGTCGAGGTTGCCGCGATCGCCGAGGGCTCCGAGCTGGAGTTCAAGGAGCGGAAGCACGAGTACGGTATCTCGGCCCTGCGCAACGTCGGGTACGGTTACTGGCAGCAGGCCTGCCTGGTCCAGGCTGTCTGATCCGCGGGCCGGATCGCGCTTGCAGAGGGGCGGCCAGAAACGGTCGCCCCTATTTCCATCACTTTCAATCGAGGACTTCGATATGAAGAAAGTTCGCGTTATCGCCCCGATGGGCGCCACGGTGCATGGTCCCGCAAGGCTGGGTCTCGACAAGGCGCAACATGCCCGCCGTCGTGCCGTGCTGAGCGACAACCGGAAGGGCGGCACGTACGTCCTGGATGGCGGGCATAGCGTGCAGTTCAAGTTCGACGAGGTCTTCGCGATCGAAGAAATCTCGAAGCTGAACCGCCAGTCCTTCGAGGACCTGGGCGCCGCTGAAGCGGCCGAACAGGCTGCTGCCCAGAAGGCCGATGCTGAAAAAGCCGCTCCGGAGAAGGCCGCTGCGGAGAAGGCCGCTGCCGAGAAAGCCGCTGCTGAAAAAGCCGCTGCCGAGAAGGCCGCTGCGGAGAAGGCCGCTGCCGAGAA